TTCTCCTTTAAAAATAAAATTTTATACTAAAACTATATAATAGTTAGTATTTTCATCAAATATATCTAATAGATTAGATTGCAACTCCCAGCCAGAGCTAGTTTTTTTGTATACACTACCAATTTTAGTTAATGCAGCCGCCTGGCTCCTAAACCATAAAGTTTCTGTTGCTGGGACAGTATATGTTACTTCAATTTCTGCTCCGTAAATGTAAAGAGAAGAGCCTGTATTTTTATTACTTCTATTTAATTGAAGTCTTATTCCAAAATTGTTACCGTATGCTTTATATGTATCAAAAGAAGAAGTAATATCTGCCGTTCTTGTATAAACTGTAGACGTCACTGTACCACTTAAATTTTTACTTAACGAGGTTGTTCCGTTATATAGAATAGGAGTTGCAGCACTACAACTAACCGCTCGCGCCCTTACTTTTACAATTGCACTCGTTACTGTTGCATTACTTGGAATATCACTAAAATTAAACCCTCTTACATACACGTAATATGCAGTCGTAGCGGCTCTGTTATGAGTTATTGTAGCATACGTTGTGCTATCTGTATTTGTATACATATTATTTGGATTTGATATTTTTAAATATGTTGTATTAGATAGCTGATAAATACTTGCTAATAATCTTATTGTAGCCATATTAAGAGCTCCTCACTAAATATAAATCTCCAACATTGCCAATGGATAAAGTTGGGCTGCTATTACTGATATAGCATTTTTGAATTGGAATATTAACGATAACTTGCTCCAACTCAGTTACATCATAAGAATCATTTTCTGTAATAGTTAATAAGCCTTCCGGTATAATATAACTACTAGGAATGGGATTGACAGTAACTTTTGCAAGTCCATCTGCAGTTAATGGAGTGATATTTTGAGTTGATTTAGTAGGAGTTACAGTTCTTGTTTCATTAACATCAAGCGGTTTATAAGAAAGATAAATATCTTCATCTACAAATTTACCGCCAGTTAGAAGAGTACATTCTCCATCACTAGTACCAGCCATTGTCGTAATTACGCTCCCGCCATATTCAACGGTTACACCTTTGTCAATTGCCATTATTAATCAACCTCCCCATTGTATCTCGGAAATTCGCTCAACTTTGCGTCAATTAATCCATTGATTTTTTCCGTAAGTGAATCATCATCAGATATATCAACTTCTGCCCATGCCCCATTTTTTCTAATATATTGTTTATTATCAGATGGAGCATCTGTTAAAAATCCCACATCATTGGTTAATTCTGAGGTCTTCAGCGGAATTAAATTCCAATCTCCAAAAACCTGTCTTACGCATGAACGATAGAAAATTCTACCTTTATATGTACCATCAATTGGAAAATACATTTGAGAACCGGTTTTAGTAGAAGCATTTTCAGAAATAAAAAATAGAATACCCCATTTATCATCTCCGGTACACAATGCCGGTTGATTTGTAGTTGCAGTTTTTGATACTTTTGTATAACCATTTGTAAACCAAGTATTACAATTTGAAACATAACTATCTACAAATGGTAAATATACTGTAGAATCTGAAGAACTGCTACTCGACGCCTCAACTTCAACCCATCCGCCATTTTTGCGAGCATACTGTTTGCCGTCTGATGGGGCCTCGGCGATAATTGTAGGCTGATTTAAAAGATCACTATATAAACCAGAGGTTGCGACACTAGCAAGTTCTATAGTTGAAGCCTCCACAGTATTATCTTTTAGCAGGTTTATTAATTTTAGTAAGCCTGAAGAATCTAAAAATTTACTCATTTTGTCTCCTTTTCTCTGACGTTACGCTAACGTCCATCCTTTATTTGTAGCTATTGCCTTTTCAGCATCTGTCAATTTTGCTAAATTTGTGGCACCTAATGTTAAGGTGCATGAAGCTGTTGGAAGGCTATTCAGTAATGCTACAATGCTATCATGTGTTAACATAGTCGCATTAACAAAACTAGTATTATATGCATACCATCCATTTGTTGGTGGCACTAAAATTTCTAATGATTTTGCCCATGTAAATTCTGGGTACTGATTAGAAGTGATTGAATCCCAAGTGAAACTTGAAAGATTTAGATACCTCATACATTTATTATTACCGCTGAACATACTTGCCATGCTTGTAACATTAGATGTGTCAAATGATGATAAATCTAAGTTTTTTAATAAGCTGCAGTTATAAAACATTTGCCTCATATTGTCGCATGATGAAGTATTAAAATTAGACACATCTATTGATTGCAGTGATATACAGTTGCAAAACATATATGACATATTTTGTACTGCGGCTGTATTGAAATTAGACACATCTATATTTTGAAGATTATTACAACCATTAAACATTGAAGCAAAATTAGACGCTTTATCGGTATCCCAATTAGACACATCTATTGCTTTTAGGCTTGTACATCCGTTAAATAAATCTGCATATGATTGAACAGATGACGTATTCCAATTAGATACATCAATAGTTTCCAATCCACTACATCCTATAAACATTCCACTTATTGTAGTAACTGATGACAGGTCTAAATTAGACACATCTATGCTTCTGAGGGATTGACAGTACTCAAACATATAACCAAAATTAGTTACTTTTGAGGTGTCAATACCATTAAGATTAACTGACCTCAAGCTTTTACAATTGTGAAACATGCTATCCATTAAAGTTGGTTGAATATTATTAAATATAGACAAATCTACGCTTTCTATATCGCTTTTGGATAACATACCACTCAAGTTAGTTATTGGACAAGATGCCCATGCTTTTAAGTTAATATTTTTTAATAAACTATGGTCAAGATAACTTCTACTAGTTAATGAAGTTAAAGAAGAGACGGGACCATAATATACATCATATGATTCTACAAATGCTGACATTGGAAAATTATAACTCCAAGCTCTAATGTAGGTACAGTCCGGTATTCTACCAAATACCTCTATGGCTCTTTGGAATAAATCTCCAAACTGCACTAGATGCAGGATTGAATTTCCAATCGGTCTAATTCTAATTACTTTATAGTCATCTGTTAATGGCAGTGAGCCTTCTGGATATAAGTCCAATCCAGTATATTCTTGTGTTGATTCAGAAACAAAAACACCATCAACCACATTTCCTATTGCCAATTCAAAGACATCGGTATTACTATGCATTAGAACATTAAGTTTATACATTACACTAATTCCAGTATTATTAGAACGTTCCCTACAATCGTATGTAATATAGCAAACTGACTCGCCGACCGGCCTCATTGATTCAGTATATTGTGGCCAATCTTCGGGACGAGTCCAGGATTCAATTATTTCTTCAGAAGAGCCGCCACCACTTGACAGGACAGCTTTGCCACCATATGTTAAAATTTTACCATTTGAATTCGTCAATACCTTCATGTTGTTGCCTCCCATACTGAATTCCACAGAGCTTCAATCTCTGAATCGGATAGTGATTCAGCGTCTGAAGAGCCTCCGCCTCCAGATTCATCAGCCCACTCTATACCTGTCGCAGTTTTCTTTAAAACTTGACCAACAGTGCCACCAGAAGGAGTAGCTAATTTACTGGATTGTAATTGTTCTAATGCTTCATCCACGTTAACAATCTGACCTTCAAAATTACTAGACTGGAAAGCTATATCAGATGCAACAAGAGATATATCTGAAGATAGTGCTTTTCCTGCTACCTTTCTTGTAGTAGGCACTGCACCCACTTCACTTGCTGTATAGGTCGGCTTATTCGTTGCTTTTGCCCAGCTTGGAACGGTTGGATCAGTTTCTTCCGTAATAACAGTTCCAAGTTCAATTGTACCAGACGATGTTACAGTGCCTTTTGTACTACCATTCATCTTTACTGTAACAGAAGTAACCGTACCTGTATTAGATGTTTTGCCATTCCAATTAGTAATATCTGTAGAGGTTATGCTACTTGCTGCTGATGCGGCAAATACAGGGTCAGTTTCTGTATATGATTGCAATGCTGAATCAGCTTTTCCCAAAGATGTTTGCACAGCAGATGCTAAATCTGTTTTTGGAATGCCACCTGAAGGTTTAGAGTAAGTTCCTTTTGAATTCCAAGTTGTTATATCCGACGCAGAAATCCCCGCAGCAACAGAAGCAGAGAATATAGGATCTGTTTCAGTATAAGATTGTAATGCAGTATCGGCAAGGCCTAAACTTGTCTGTACCGCTGAAGCCAAGTCTGTTTTTGGAATTCCTCCGCTTGGTTTTGAATAAGTACCAGCATTCTTAGTAAATCCCCATCCAGACACAGTAGACTCTGTAACAGCGGCCGGAATAGTCGGCCGATTAGTTAAATCATTATAATCCCCGCTAAAATTACTTATACCAGCTCCAATATTGTTCCTTGCCCGAACTTTTTGCGCATCTGTTAATGTTTGTTCACTATATAAAACTGCTTTAATACTTTCTGCTGTAGAAGATAAATTGTTTGAGTTTGCAACACTAGGGGTGTCTGCACCAAGATCAGAAAGAACAGAATATGTATCTGATATATTTCCATTAATTCTGTCAATTTCACTTTGTATGCTCATCAACAGTCCCCTCCTTTAAATTGCAGCTAAAGCTTCTTCAATATCTCCTGTTAAAGAAACAGTACCACCAGATGTATACCCCGATGGAATAGTAGCACTCATCACCGTCAGCCCATCAATAGTTTGAGTAACAGACCCATTATTTGCCATAGACCCCGTTACAGATGCACCTGTTGAACTTACAATTTTCTTTCCACTTAAAACGTCTCCAGCAACAGCATCTACACTTGTAACATCCTGATAGGCCGCAGGAATAGCGTTTACAGTTACTGAGCTTAATACCTTTCCTGTTGATGGAGAAATAGTTTGTGAAGCCTTAGTCGGAGTGGCTGTTTTGGATTCTGTTGTGATACTAACCTTGCCAGTACCACTATGTTTACCAGCCGGAATAGTATAACTTGTTGTCGTTGTATTTAAGCTAGTATTAACAGTCCCATTATCCGGCATTGTACCAGTAATTTTTTTACCATCAACATAAGCAGTCTTGTCTACCAAGATATCCCCTGCAGTGGCATCCGCATCTGCTGTAGTAATATAGTTATCTGGAATCGGATTTACAGTTACTTTCGATAAAACTTTCCCCGCAGTAGGGGTAACTGTTTGAGTAGACTTGGTTGGGGTGACAGATTTTTCTTCTAAAACAATTTGCACCTTACCAGACCCAGAATGATATCCTTTTGGAATTGTATAAGAAATTGTAGTAACATCAAGAGTTTTGGTGGTAATTGTCCCATTATTTACCATATTACCTGTTACAACTGTGCCGTCGCTAGTAACAAAAATTTTACCAGTCAAAACATCTCCTGCAACAGCAGTTACTGAAGATACGTCTTGATAATTGTCGGGAATAGCATTAACAGTAACACTTGATAGGCCAAAATAACCTTGATCGGAAGAAACTACTTGCTGGGATGTAGTAGGAGTCACAGTTTTTTCTTGCAGCGTATAGTTTCCTCCACCGGTTATAGCTTGGACGACACCTGCACCACTGTGATAACCAGCCGGAATCGTATATGATTCACCTTCAACAATAGTAATATTTGTAGCGCCCTGTTTAATAATTCCACTAATAGCAGTAGCACAAGCATCTAGATTGGCGGTGGAATTGGTAAGACCAAGTTCTACCAATTTAGTTCTAATCGTATTCCTATCGGTTTGAAGTCTCGATACTTCGGTTGAAATACTCATTTAATATTGCCCCTTTCTTTAAATTGTATTTAAAAGAATTTCGATATTGCCAATTGTAGCATCAACTGCGGCTGAAGTGATCGGTAATGTATTATCTGATTCTACTTTATTTGTGGTATTTACAGACAAAACCCCATTACTAAAAATTAAAGTTCGATCAACACTAAAATTGGCGTTATTTAATTCTTCAGAAATTAAACTTTTTATATAATTTTTATCAATAAAGCTCTTTACATCTGTTTCTAAAGAAGATTTGTTTTGCTTCTGAGACAGTGATGTAAGTATTTGCTCGTAAATACTTTGTGTTGGACTTGATGGTGCAGTGCCATCTGAATAGCATCCCGCATGACATTTAAATCTTATTAAATTTGTTGGTAATATTGCATCACCATTAATACCAAAAACTCCAACACTAAAATAACCTTGATCTTCGAGCACCTCTTGGGGGACTTCACAAACTCCTGTCTCATCTAATAAAACATGAATTGGATTTTTATTTTCAATTACTCCAAAACATTCAGTGCCTTCTTTAATAAATACGGCAGTTTTTGTCATCCAGTCCCATTCGTCGCTTCTGAATGCGAACCGACACAATAAAGTATTTACGGTATTTTCTACCGCAAAGACATCATGTATCTTTTTTAGTTGCGCATGTTCAGCAGCGACAATAATTGTTTCATAATTTTGCTCTTCCAATTAATGCGCACCTCCATAATTTTAAGTTAAAGTTTATTATCCAACGCTTATCTTTGTATCTACAAATACGCCCGTTGATGGTGTGTATTTATATATGCGGTAATGGCAAACAAAATCAGGTTGCCAGTTTCCCCATGTTGCATTATTCCATCCTAGATAAAGCAAATATATATTCCCCTGAGTGGATGATGGAAATCTAGTTGTTATTTTATCCTCAGACATGACATTGCCTATTGTGTTATCTGCATAGAATGTTAACTCTTCTTCATCAAAATCTTTCAACCACATATAACATCTCTTTCTAGTTGTTACATATGTTGAATTTGTATTGGCAAGATATGAATATAAAGCACCATTTGTATACGCCTGGTACAATGAGTTGATCGGTTTTCCCCCCGCTACAATATTTGCAGAATAAACATATAATGGGGCTCTATCTAAGTATAATTTGCCAGCAAACACTTTTTTAGATGTGCTTGTGCTAGATGATAACATTGGACTAGACCATCTTTCTGTCCCATCTAGAATGCTTGATATTGGAGTTGTTGGGAAAATAAGAGAGTATCTGGCACCATAACCACTGCTATCAATTTGAACAGAACTATCAGTTGCATCGCCTAAAACAGTATTAGCTAGATATGCATATGTAGTATTAGTGTCATAATTCATATGAGTTAAAGCGCCAGTAGATATATATTTAGTTTCATAACAAAATGTTGTATTATGACCTTTTACAAAAATACCATATTGCGCCGATGCACTACCAGCATAACTTGTGATAGGAATCCAAGTCCCATTTTCGCCAATTCTTACTCTAACATTACGATAAGGTGCTTTGGCAATTTTGGTATCAAGAGCAAATCTGTACACAGCTCCATTTTTCCATTCAACACCAACATCATCAGATATAGTAATTTCACTATATCCATAGGATGTTGAATATGGAGATTGCCCAAGCGTACTATTATAATTGATATCAAACATATCTTCAGTAATAACATAATACATTTGAGGTGGAATTTCTGTGTCTGATGGTAAAGCTCCAATCTCCGCTGCAGTGTAAGTTGGTTTATTTGCTTGCTTTGCCCAATTTGGGACGGTTGGATCAATCTCAGTATAAGACTGTAATGCAGTAGCACCCAAAGCAGCTCCAGACCGTATTACATCTATGTCCGTGATGACATCTTGTTTACTATTCCATGCAGACTCCTTGTCTTCAATGTCTTTGACTCTGCCAGATATTCCATCAAGCATTCCAGTAAGACTTGAAAGGGCATAGACCTCAAGCGTTCTCATCGCAGTGGAGGTGTTGGATAGTCTCACATACTTAGCTTGTGCTGGAATGATTACAGTTGCTCCGCCAGCACCAAACGTTGGAGAACTAATATACCGCTTTGATTCATCATAAAAGACATTCCATGTAGAGGATGTGTTCCATACGCACTTAAGTTGGTCGCCAGTAAGCTCTATATAGTCAGTTGAGTCCCACCCGCTGTAAGCAATTTCCCGCCCATCTGTGTTATTGATGTAAGTATTTGCCACTACACTGTAGCTTTGTTGTGTGAATGCACCGACATCACTTGCCGTATGAGTGTGGGCTTTTTCCGCAATACCAAGTTCATCAACAGACTTGTTTCCAGATAGTGTTATGTTATTGATTGATGGTTTCCCAGTCAGACTGCTGTAGTCCGAACTACCAACAGATGTTATTTCCCACGCACCGTTCCTACGTGCGTATTGCTTTCCATCTGAAGGAGCGTCTGACAGCTTGCTGCCAAGTACGATATTCATGTCAGAGACAGCATCACCCAAGTCAGCAACTGTATAACTCAGATCATTCACGCTACTAAGAGCGCTTTGAGCAAAACCTCTGAGATTGGCTCCGAAATCTGACATAGTAATTTCTTCATCGGTATGTATATGTTCAGGAAGCTCTTGCAAAGAGGTTGCTCCCAATGCTGCTCCAGCGCGGATAGCAGAGAGATCTGCAATAACATCTTGTTTTCCACTAATATTCTGATGCTCTTTCAAATATATGCCATCATGGTTATGTGTTATATCTGATTTCGTTGAATCATGATATGATGTAGTTACAAAATTGCTATCATTAGATAATTGTGAAGTTTTAGTTGGAATATTAATATTTACAGCTTTATTAGTAATAGTTTGAGGTACCCCATTAACTTGAATGCTATCAATTTTACCACTTTTTTCATCTACATAAGTTTTGGTAGCTAATGTGTCTGGAATAATTACGCTAATTACATTATTGGCAATCGATACATTTGTACCCGCCATATATGTTAATTTGCTTAACAACTGTTCATATACGTCTGCAGTTGGAGCTTGCGATGCAGAACCACCACCATAGCATCCACGCACGACATGAAATGGGATCCAATTAGACACCATACGTTTTAAATCTGTGCCAGAGCTAACTCCATATAGGCCAATTAAAAAAGTGTTTTCATTATCTACTGTCATTTCTGGTGGGATAGAACATTGCCCTTGATTATCAAGAACCATTAATATTTTTGCATCCATATTTTGATCGGCCATATCAGACTCTCTCCAAAATACTGCTGTTTTAGTCAAGTTGTCCCAATCTGATGTTTTAAAATCAAACTGCACCTTAATCATTTGTATTGTATTAGAGGTAATTTGGGCATTACGAACAACACCGAGTTTTCCATGAGTAGCTGACACAACAATTGTTGCATAGTCTGTTTCTGTAACTGCCAATACAATCACTCCTTTTGTTTAAATTGTAAATTTATTTTATAATGCATGTTGATCCCATAGCTCTTTAGCTCGCTTAGTCTCTGGGCATTTTGTAAATACAAAAACAATGGCATCTTTGCGTTTTGTCGATGTCCACAAGATGTCATATAAATATTCTGGACCCAAGTGCTCTAGATAACGTTGTGCCTGTAACATATTTGTAATATAAATTGCTTGTGAGCTTTCATATGTTTTTCCAGTAATAGGACTTTTTTCTAACATTTGATTTGATCTCCTTTTTTGAATAAAATTAGTATAAAATGCGCTTCCGGATTGCACATTTTTGAACTAAAAAAAATGGGGGCACCAACTACATCTCTTATATTTAAGAGTAGTCGGCGCCCCCATAAAGTATTCAGTTGTAATTAAAACTACTCCGCATTTATTATTCTGCCCATTCATGTTTAACGGGCTTCTTTTTTGGTGCATCTGCTTTTTTAGGTTCTACAACCTCAATAATTTTATTTACATCATTTTTAACAATTTCCTTGAACGATTCAAGATTAGTTAAATCACAATTCTCAATGATGGCTTTTGCCTCTTCTTTGGTTTTTAAACCAAAACCATAATCATTAGCTGCATCAAAAATGGTCTTACAATTTTCAGAACAGTAAAGAGCATACCAAGTTGGTTTATAACGATCTTTTGTACAAGAAGGACAATATTTATACTCTGTACCGCAGCAGATGCAAATTCTATTTTTAATTGCCATTAAAATGATTCCCCCTGTTGAATATTAAATACAAAGAGGAGATATTTCTCCCCCTTGCTTAAAATTACTCAAGAAAAATTATTCTGGAATAACAATCTCAAACAGTTTGTTCTCTTTACCACAGTATTCCTGCTGAGCCTTGCCACTGAAGGGATGGCTACCATCGGTAGCAATACTCCAGTCGAAGTCAGGAGACAGCTTGAAGTTGGGGAATACAAGGTATGCATAGATCAGATTGGTCTGGTCGCAAACGTCGCAGCCCAGAACTTCCATGATGAACTTGCAACCGGTGGGGAAATTGTTAGCAGAGTTAACAACAGCAACAGCGCTAGTTGCATTATATTCATAGATAACCATCAGCTGATCACCATTGGTCATACCAGTGGGAGGAGTCAGACTTGCGCCGTTAATAACGAAAGCAGTGGAAGAAGCAGAAGTAGACTTCTCATAAACGGTGCCAAGAGTGGAGTCGCCATTCAGTTTATAAATCTTGCCAGGAGCTGTGATAGGAGTATGAGCAAGAGTATAGGAAGCAGAGCCATCAATAGTAATTGTTTCAAATGCAGGAGAAACAATAGCATGATCATCATCTGCAACCTGCTTAGCAGTACCAAGCTGTACAGCCATCAGATTCATATCAAAAATAGCGTTTTCTGCGGAGAATTCTGCAGATTTTGCACGGTAGAAAGTAGCAATAGGAGTACCAAGTGCGTCAACAGCATCAGTGGACTCGGAAGCACATTGCAAAGAAGGACTCTGGATCTGGTTGATGGAGAAAAGAACATCTCCATTAGTTTGTGACAGAGCAATACCACGAAGAACTCTATCAATTACAAAGTTATTCATATCAAATGCCATAATAATTTACCTCCATAGAATATATAAAAAATAAATTTGTATATAGTAAATGGGACAAATGGCTTGTCCCATTTACCTTGATCAATATTATCTGGATTATAATCTATCAAGCGGCTTCATCCAGTTAAGCTCGCTCTTATTAATTTTTTTCATGTCAATAGTACCAGCATAGCATCCTTGTAATAAAGCGTCTGCATTATGAATGATTTGAAGACGAGATACATCATCCATAAACTCTACTAACCCCATATTTCTAATATAATCTTTAGTGTACCCCATACGTACCTTTACAGAAGACACCAGGGGAGTTAAAAAAGATTCATACGGTTGGCTTTTGCTTAATTCAATGCGCTGTCTGTCTTCGTCAATTAATATTTGCTTAGTATACTTATTTGCAGCATGTTCGACTTTTTTTTTAAGTCCATGCACTTTACGCAAATAATTAACCAGTCTTTCATAAATAATCATATCAATAACTAATCCAGACTCTTTGTCTGCTAGAACAATCTGGTTAGTTTGGTTATTTAAATATGGTTTTAATTTAGAGAGATCTATATCCCCTAGGATAATTTGTGTATTTTCAACACTCAAAGTCGAAACCAACATCATAAACAAGTCAAAATCTGATATTTCATTCCAATCTAGGCCCATATCGTCAAGCTGACTTTTCATGTCCGATGGAATGGCCGTCAATGTATAAATCATAGAAAAATATTTTCTTTCACCATATGATATAATTTGGCCAATTGTGGGCTGTTTAAGAATTAAATAATCGTTGATGATGTAATCATCACCAAAATACAGTTGCAATTCATCAATTTCTAATAAGTCCATGATCATTAACCTCATCATTGATTCTTGGCATAGGCTTTGCTACACCGCGTTGCAACATATTTGGCTTGACAGCTTCAAATTTTAAAGTCCTGCAAGAGTAGTTGTTATCCAGAACACTTTCTCGATTCCATACAAGTTTAAGTTGAAGCCCTAATATATTAGACCAATTGAAAATATCACGGATTAAATATCCCAGCAAATCATGCCTTGAAATACCAAGCCCTGTATCAATATCATCACCATGACAAAACACCACGAATTGAATATATTGAATTTTCATTACTTCATTATATTTATGGTTTTCTTGATCATCCACAGAAAAACAAACAAAATTTTTAACTTTGTCTTGAGTCCCAGGAAGACGAATAAAGGGATAAATATTTATCCCAAAATAATCTTCAGGCTCTGCATTAACGCGCTCCAATTCTTCATTATGTATGTATTGAATTAAATCCAAATCTTTGCATAATTTTTCTTTAATAGCACGTTTAGCATACAAGACATCATCATCAATATTCTGAAGATCTCTTCCCATTTTAGTTATCATAATCCTTCCACCCCCACTATCAGAGATGCAGGTAAAGTGCTAATGTCGGCATCATCATCAACTGATAATACCATATATCCGCCTATCATATTTAAAATTGGCAAACATTTAATTTGGAGTTCATTATAATGTTCACTACTAGCATCATGTTTAAATTGAATTCCAAATAACTGTTGCCCATTTTCACTATAGATGGCAGTTTTTTTATCTCGATCTAGTACAAAACCAAGATTAGTATCATAAACAAGATTATCTTCATCATATTTAAATTTTAGTGTACATATAAGTTTTCCATCCTGTGTCCCATCTGGTTGGTAATATTTGATTGTCCAATACGGTTTATTCCTTACAAACTGATTATCTTTGTATAGATTGGCCGTAAAAGTTTTAAATCCTCCACCGGCCTTGATGACTGGACTGAGACCACTATAAGTAATAATACTCTTGTCAACACTTGACGCAGACACAGGGGTATGATTAAATTTGTCATTAGATCTGGGGCAATAATAATCATAATTAATGCCGGTTTCTTGACTGGAATAATTTTCACTAGTTTTATTAATCCAAGAAAGATTATCTTTAGAATCATATTCCAATTCTTGTTTAAAAGTCAATTTTGTGAGCCCCCATGTGGTGGTTGTTTCCAGTTTTGAAACCTCCCATGTAATCCTACGCAGAGGGTTGTCACTTATTACGAAATGCTCATTATATAAAATTGTATAAGTGTCATTATTAGTTGGGACAATTGCCTTCATCTGGTTTTCAACTCTGGTACTATAGTCATCAGACCATACACCATTATTATAACTAGATTGAATTCTTTGCACAGCCCAACTAAAATATGTGCCAGTGTCAACATGAGCTCCTTCAAACGACGGAACCTCGTCGTCACCAATATACCATTTTAATAATAAGTTAACTTTTAAAATATAAAATTGTGGAAATTGAGGTCTATCGTCTTTTGCAACAATCAGCCATAAATTATAAACACCAAGATCGTCTGGTACAAAAATAAACGCTCCAACCCGAATGTTTGGATTAATCCCATGAGCTAATGGTCTAAATTGTAAATAATAATCAATATTATCTCCAGAGATGGAATAATATGTGTGGACTAAATATTTAGCATCGATAGGTTTAAAACCTTTAATTTTAGTTGGATCATATTTACTCTTACCTACAAATACACTCTTGGCTTTTTTGTAACCTTCCAAAGTTTGCTCTGGGAAGATAGTATCTTTATCCAATAAATAACATTTTCTGTATGCAATATCTCTTGTAAATGTCGCATCCATAATCATGTCGGCCTGACGCTTTAAGACTTCACCCATATTTCTTCCCCTAGACGCCATACGATTTTTATAATCTTCAAACACTACTATCACCAACCTTAATTTGCTCTACCAAAGAAGTCGCATCAAGTATAGCTTTACGATACTTGTTAAAGTTATCCTCATGCATTGCTGATTCAAGTAGGCACATAATTGTAATAATCACTGGCTGATTAAGTAATAATTTATTTAGACCATCTAGTTGTTGCAAAATAGACATAAACCTTCTATCCAAAAATTCATACTTTTCTTCTTTAAAATATAAAAGTTGAAAGATTGAATTTTTTAAATATATTTTTTGCTGTTCAAGTTGTTGTTGCGGCAATACTCCATATTTATAAGCCATAATGCCACCACCTCAACTATTAAAATATTCATTTGTGCTTCGGTACGAATAATCACGAAGCATTTTTTGCGCTTCAGTGCGATTCGCATCCCTGAGAGCCTGTAATTCTGACAAGTGACTCGACTGGCTAAATAATTTTTCTTCTTTACCGCCAATAAATTGCTTAGTTAAAAGAACACTATTAATTTGAGGTGCCAACCATTCATTAGTCATGAAAATGGCAAGAACCTCTTTTTCCAGCTCAGTTAGCTCAATTGTAAAACTCTTCTCATTATCGTCTCTTTGAGACAGATCAGATGGACATCTTCTCGCATCCAATTTAACAATGGCGCTCATAAGCCACCCATGCAACATGTTCTCAATATCTTCTTCAGGAACCATGACCAGTCCATAATCCTCAATTCTAGAAAGACAACGAGAATATAATTCTTCATAGGAAGTCATCAACTTCAACCTCCTATCAATTATTTAATATAAAACATTAATTCTGTACCCAAAGCCTCATCTAGTGCTTTAATTTTTTGAATACTGTCTAATGAACCATCAAGAATTTTTGCGCTTGCTGCATTTTTAATTGCGGTTCTATATCCAACCGGAACATTACGCAAAGCAGCTCTAAATTTATCAATTGGCAAATTAAACAAGTTTTCAACATCTACAGACGCAATTTTATCATAAAGTTCTTTAAGATCCGTCCACTGCTCTAAAAGCTCTTCGTCTTCAATAACAAACATTGGAGCATTTAAATAAACAGATTTTAAAGATCTTAATGCCTGTAAATCTTGATATTCAACTTCAGTAACATCTCCGCAATCGGCCCATGTATATAATAACTGAGACTTTTTAGCAGGATATAAAAGCTCTCCGTAAGTCACTGAACGACATACGATCATATCGTTTGCTGCAAACTTACGGGGGGCTTTTTTAGTTACCTTTTTAGCAATTTCATCAGTACTTTCGATAACAGTTTCTACATCTTCTTTTTTAGTTCTTGTGTTTGCCATTTTCCTTTTTCTCCTTTAAAATTATAAATTAGGGCAGAATGTGCCAGCAGCCCCACTTGAGGTTTGTCAAAACACCAATACCAATCTTGGTCTGGAATTCGTAAGTGTAAGTCATATCCATGTTGGTGCCAGCATCGGAAACCTGGTAAACCTGGGAGTCACCTTCATTAACCAGCTTAATAAATCTGTTATCAGCAACAGGCATAATAAACAGCATATCATTGGCAACGAGGTAATTAGTAGTATCATTGAGTTTAAATCCCTGAGGAATTTCTACTAATCTGATTCCCTCCCAATAGCCAAAACGACCAGTTGTATATTTTTCATTTTTCATTTCATTGGAAGCCCAAGAAACATTAGTTAAACCACTAACACTTGCAAGAGCAGTACGAGTACCCATAATAACAACTTCACGTCCAGTAGCCATAGCAACATCCATACACAGAGTACGCAAAGTGCCTTCGGTAGTAGAACTAATAGCAGAAGATTTATACCACTGAGAACCAAGGTTTTGACCTGCAGACACAAGCGCAGAATACAGAGCTTCGTTTACATAACGATCATAAGCTTCACCAATTTTATTAACAAAAGTAGCCCAAGTTTCAACGCCAGTTAACAGACGTTCAAATTCAGCATAAACCTTTGCACCAATCCAGGAAGTGCTGATGGAGCTGACAGTGCCAGCACCCAGTCTTTGACGAATACTATAATGTTTAGCCTATATTATTTTCCAAATTTAAAAATTCCCATTGATAACCTCCGCAAGTTTTTCTCTCTCTCCTACAACATTTTAATATACTACTACTATCAAGACCTAATTGTTTACCGGCCTGTGTAGCATCTTCAAACATTGTATTTAATTCCAAACAATAAACTTTGCTTCGGTTTCTTTTTGCAGATATTCGACCCTTATTAGCTTCGCTAACTTTCTTTTTTGCATCATCTGTATGATGTTTTCCATACATTCCATTATTAGATCCATTCATATCTGCATGATTTTTACTTATTTTATAACGAGATTCTAAAGAAACTTTATGTCCTGTTAATGATTGTCTTATTTTATTACGACTTTCTTCTGTGTATGTCCTACCAAAAGTTCCTCCAGTCATAAGATTATATCCCTTATCTCTATTTAAAGTTTCATAAAAATCAATATAATATTTTTCTTTACAATCTAAAGAGTTAATATCACAAAATTCAATAA